TTCCGTTGCAGCTTCTAAGGCTGTCTTTAATTCGGAAAGTTTTTGTTCAATATTTTCCATTGTTAAAAATTTAATGTTTTAATAAAATTGGTTATAGCACTCTCAAAATCGACTGGTTGTGTAGATTCTTTTTCCGGCACAATAGTCATATCGATCACCGTTTGCTGAAGTTGTCTCAATTCAATCTCCAACATCTGGAATGTTTCATCCGTAAAATTACCACTTAGCATTGCCTTAATCATTATATCAATACGATTATTAAATTTATTTATTTTATCATATGCTTTCATTCCCGTTAAGGGCGTGTACATATTAGCACCCCAAGCCGTTAATGATGAACCCTCGTACAATTTTAATTCAGTCAATTCTCTTGCCGCCTCGCCTTGCTGCCAATTTTCTTTTCCATGTTATACTTCTTTTAAAAATGCTTCAAATATTTTCATCATTCGTTTGTCGTTTTCCTTCAACTTCTTAAACTCCTTTCGTTTAAAAAATGCAACCCCACTCCCGCCGCCAGTTTGTGCCGGTGGCGTTGCTGTTAACATCACATTGTTTGCTAAAATGGTTAATAACATACATTTAGAAAATCATTATTCGTCTTAAATTCGTTGATGTTGATTGCAAGCAATACACCCATCTTACCAAGCCAGCACTGGATAATTTCTTAACCCAAATCTTATTCCCTAACAAAGCTGCACCTCCGAAATACCAATCAGAAGTAAAAGGAACAATCGTGTTATCCACTACTGAATATGTATAAAACCTTTGCGGGATTGCTGCCGTTCCTTCTTTGGCAATGATGATATTTTCATAATCCCAAAATGTGCTATCACCTGTGGCAAATGTTTGTAAAGCCGGTAAGTAAGTAATCGCTAACCATGCTCCCGCCCCTGCCGTTCCACCGGCAATATCAAACCTGTCAAGAACCGCCGTTCCGCCTCTTAGTGAATAAATATACCTGCCGTCTTTTATATCGGTAATATCTGCCCAAACTGCATCACCCGTTTGTCCTACAAAGTCAGCACTCATTCCTGCTATTGGTGCGCCTACCCTTGCTGTTGTTGGCGCAACTACCGCCCAAGTATTGCCTGAAATGGAATACTTATACATGGTTACGGCATTATTCCCCAAAACAAATATTGCATTTTCGTCACCTTCAATTTTGTAGGTACTTGTTGCATCCGGGTTTGTTGTCCATGCAGAAGCAACGGTTAATACAGTTCCATCATTATCGGTTATCCTTCGTATTTGTCCGATACCCGTTCCGGCTGTTATTCGTACTTGTGAATTAATCCATTGGTCTGCCGTCCATGCTTTTGTCGCATCGGTTAAAGTTGTTGCTGCCCCTGCTGATGCCGTTCCTGAATCGTAATAAGTATCTTTTATTGCCGGTGTAACCATTCTGCCGTCTGTTCCCCACGTTGCAGGTAAAGTAGTTATTGAAAGGTTACTCCAAACCGCTGTTGCAATATCCCAACGCTTAAAAGAACCTGTTGCAAGTGTTCCTGTTGCAAGTACAAAAAACGAACCTGATGAAATTCTGAATGTATCGGTATTAACTACCGCCCCCGGAGCTGCATTGAAAGTAATAATTGTCGTTCCTGTTCCACCTGCTATTTCAATAGCTGTTATCGTTCTGCGCTGTCCTAAGTTTGCAGCCGTACCGGATAAAAATTCTATTTCAGCACCAACTACCAAACCACTTATGTTTGAAGTTGCTGCCGCTACGTTAGCTGTTGTTGTAGTTCCACCTGTTGCAGTAAAAGTAACTGACCACGGATGATAACAACCGCAAGCCCCGGCCACAAATGTGCCTGCAAAAGCACCTGAAGTAATTGGTAAATAATCATCGTTTAAGTGGTCGTACAAATAATGAACCGTACCGGAAAGCATATACAGAGAATATCTTGAAAGCCCCGATTGATCTGCCGCTACAAAAGAACCTGCTGCCGTTGCGGTATTCGCTGGCATCATTGTTTGCCATTCTTTACGATTTAAAATCGGGATATTATTCTGCGCTTCTGCCATAAATTATCCGTTTGCGTTATTAATATTTGCCATTGTTGCTACTAAGTTGTTCATATCATGTGCCATTTCAGATGCCGGAATACTTGTTCCGAAATTCGTTAATGAACTTACTGTTGCCGTTACACTTCCTGAAATTGGTAATGTAGCTGCGTTTGGTGTAACTCTCAACCCCGGTGCTCCGCTGTTCATAGCCCCACCTAAAGGACTAAGTACAGCAACCAAACTTCTTAATGTTTCAATCAAACTATTAAGCGTTGCAAGTTGTGCCGTTTGTTCATCTTGCTTTGTTGCTGTCGCCGCCCCTGTTGCAAGTGGTACTACTGATAAACTAACTGGAACGGCTGCTGCTCTTAATTCAGCATCTGTTAAAGCATCTGTTTGTTGATTTGCTGATGTGGCAAGTCCGGTAGGTAATGAAGAAACTGCAACTGTTCCTGAAACGGGTTGTGTTACAGGAAAATTACTTACTTCTACCGTACCCGTTACCGGCAAAGGATCTGATGCACTTACCATCGTTGCCACACCATCAACACCAAACTCAACCTTTACCAACTCATGCTGAACACCATTAACCTCATCTGTTGCAATGGTAGCACCCCCTGGAGTTGTGACTGCGTTAATTAAAACATTATCTGCCATATTAAACCTGTTGTGCCGTTGCGCTTATTATCAAATCATTTGAATCCTTAACCACTGTAAACTGATATTTCCTTTTCTTCATAACTTCTTTTAGTAATTCGTCAAACCTTAAATTTATCATTGCCATCATTTCAGCTCTGAAAGTATCTATCTCACTTTTTGAACTACTGTTAAGAACTATCTCAGGCTTGTAATCTTTAGAATTAATTAAATCAATCAATTCATCTATCCGGCTTAAATCACCATTCAGCTTTTCTTCAATCAACATTTCAAGTTCATCCCTTACTTTAGTAACAACTTCAACCTGCCTTTCACCCTCACCACTTATCAACTCACCAAATAATTTTATTTCGTCCAAATCTTCTTTTGTCGCCAACCCTTCAAACCTTTCCAGTACCGGGCTTAAATCTGTTTCTTTTATTCCTCTCACGTCCCGGCCTATGTCCCTGATTTCGTCCTTTAGATAATCAATCGGTTCAATTATCTCACTGTAATCAGGTTTCAGTTCTTTTGTTTCTTCAGGCTCCACCGACTTGATAAGTCCTGTCTTTGGTATCAACCGATCATTCGCATCTCTTTTCGCCACCAATGCAACCGTACATCTGCAATTAATTGTTGTTGCCGCAACGTCTCTACTTAATCCTCTTGCCTTCGGATCTCCCGGCTGAAACAACTGAACTTTATTGCGAGGGTCGATAAAATAATCCTCATAGTTTATTATTACTCCATCCAACCCCCAATGATTGGCATGGTCTTCTGGGTTGCGGCCCCTCACCCTGTTATCATGCCCTGAAATCCATTCCTTCATCGTCTTATACTCAAACTTTTCCGCCGCCGCCACTGCCGCCACGTTGGTAGCACTATTTACTTCCGTCCTCACAATCCTTGCCGCTTGCCGCTTCTCAAATCCTTTATCCCGTATCGCTTGCGCAATCTCCTCAAACGTTGCGCCATCTGTTACAGCTTTGGATATTAGCGGTAGAAAAAAATCTCTCATTGTCTTTACCGCCCCAAACGTTATTTTTTCTACCAAATGCTTGCGGAAATAATTCGTAACAAAATTAATGAAGTCTGGATTAAACCCAAAACCTTTTTCTTCCTTCCGCAAATCCCTATAAACCCGATTGGCATGATAAACGCCAACCTTTGAATATAAATCTTGCACTATCTCTGTTAATGATTTTGATGCAATGTTATCATCAAAGTATTTCGGTGCTGAATCAAGGCCGTTTATTTTTAAATAATCAATCAAAGAACTAATATCTTGCTTTATCGCCTTTTGCAGCTTAGGATAAAATCTGCTCTCAAACCTGCGATTTACAAGTTCCACCAAACGACTGTATTTTTTCCTTTCCTGCAAATTCATTTATCAATCTTTTTTTTAATTGCGAACGCAGCATTTCCATTCTGGCTTTCTCAATACTACACCTCCTTTCTTTCTTCGTTACCGGGTAGCGTTCAAATATTATCTTCTCAAGATCATTCATCCCCTATCATTTTGTCAATCTCATTTGCTTGCACCTCACTCATCGGTTGCTTGGTTCCGTCTATCCATGGTTCGTCAAACAATGGGTTGTCATTTTTCGGCAACCCTAAAATATTCAACTGCTCATTTGGCGATAACATCCACAATTTATTTACCCAATCTACCTTCTCCCCCATGTTGTCGTTTAACTCGGTAAAGATGGAAAAATCATAGTCAATGTAAATATTTTTCCCCTTAAATCCCCAGTCGGTGTTTAGCTTATGGTTAAACGCATCCCTGAATGTTGTAAGCAACGGAAATGCGCATCTCGTTGTAAGTGCTTTCTCCGCTTCTTTTACATTGTTATACGTCTTTTGTGTGAGCCCTAATAGCTCAGGCGGCACTCCGTAAATGTTGCACAACATTACCGCATCCCATTTCTCACTCTCTATTATCTGCATATCAACCGGCGATAAGCCTATGTCCGTCCAATTCATCCTGTATGCCGTCGCTACCATCTTGCCATAAGAATCGGCACCTGAGTACTCAGGGCTGGTTAATAATTTTTTTACTTTAGCGGCTTGCTCCCCCATTATTGCAATGTTACCCATGTCAACATCTTGCGGCGATATATCTGGCGAAATGAATCCCTTCACCCCCTGATTTTTAAAGGCTACCGATGCAGCCGTCATCGCCTCATTATTTCTCGTATATCGTTTTACAGCCGCTTTTAAAGGGGATAGGCCGTAAAGCTGCGCACCGTTGGTTGACCACTCTGGGTTAAAGTATTTTTCATGTAGCACTTCCTCTCGGGTAAATTTATCCCCTTGTGTAAAAATATTGTACGCTAATGGAGCTTGTGGAAACGTTCGTGTTGCCTCTATACTCATAAGATGAGATGGTAGATTATGCAACGCTTGCGGCTTGCCGCCATTGGCTCCTGCTTTTAATATTTCTGCATAAACATACCTATCCCCTGTTATCAATTTATTTACAGCACCTGAAGCAACAAAATCATTAAACGTCTCATACTCATTAGGCCAATTAAGTAGCTCATTTATTTTTGCATCGCCTTTTATTTTTTTTAATGCTTGCGACTTCAACTCATATAGC